TGGTACATCTGATGTTTGGAATGATAGATTCTTAAAACAATACGGGACAGCAAAAATTAAATACCAATGGGGTTCTAATTTAAGCAAGTTTGCTGGAATACAAATGCCAGGTGGCGTAACTTTAGATGGACCTAGAATAATGGAAGAAGCACAAAGAGAGTTAGATAAGATTGAAGAAGAAATGCAATCATACAATGTGCTTCCATCAGAAATGTTCTATGGGTAAATAATGAATGGCAACCAATTTATACTTCAATCACTTTCCGAAGAACATAACATCTGAACAACTTCTTGTTGAAGACCTTGTTATAGAATCTTTAAAAATGTATGGCATGGATGTATTCTATATGCCTAGAACCAGTCGTGATGAAGTTGACTATCTCTATGGTGAAGAACCACTCAAACAATATGTCTCTGCCTTTCCACTTGAAATGTATTTGGAAAATGTTACAGGTATGGACGGTGAAGGTGATTTTATTTCTAAATTTGGTTTAGAGATAAGAGATGAAATAACATTATTAGTTTCTCGTAGAAGATTTCAATCAACAGCTAGCCAAACAAGACCAAATGAAGGTGATTTAATTTATGTTCCTTTATTAAACTCTTTCATGGAAATTACCTTTGTTGAACACGAAGACAATCAAGCAATGTATCACACACTCGGTCGTGGTCGTGGTGGTAATGTTTATCTTTACGCATTAAAACTTAAGAAATTTGTATTCAGTAATGAAATTATTGAAACTGGTATTGAAGAAATTGACAGCGATATTCGTGAATATTATCCAAGAACAAAAATTGCTATATCAACCATGGTCTCAGGTAAATTTGTCAATGATGAGATTGTTTATCAAGGTGATAGTTTAGCAAACTCAACAGCACAAGCATTTGTTTATGATTTTGTTCCAAACTCTCACATAGATATTATACGAGTTCAAGGAACATTTACATCAGCTAATGTTATTGGTCAAACATCGGGTTCAATTGCTACAATATCAACCGTTAATGACACAGCATATACGAATAACGCTTTTGAAGATATACAAGACAATGTTAGAATTGAAACTGAATCTGATTCTATTATTGACTTTACTGAAACAAATCCATTTGGTGAACCATAATGCTAGGTAATTCACATTTTTATAATCGAACAATACGAAAAGTTGTTGTTGCCTTTGGCACAATGTTCAATGATATTGTATTAAAAAGATATACTAATGATGGAACAGAATCAAAAGAATCTTGGAAAGTTCCACTATCTTATGGTGCAAAAGAAAAATACTTAACAAGAATTACAGCTGATCCAACATTAACCAAATCAGTTCAGACTGTTGTGCCTCGTATTTCATTTGACTTAACAGGAATGTCATACGATTCAAGTAGAAAGCAATTATCTACTTTACAAAACTTTTCTGCCAATACAAACTCAGCAATAAGAACTCAATATGTTCCTGTTCCATATAATTTTGAATTTTCAGTTTCTATCTTTGTTAGAAACCAAGAAGATGGAACACAGATACTTGAACAAATATTACCATTCTTTACACCAGACTTTAATGTGACTGTTGATTTTATTTCACAGATGGATCAACATTATGATATGCCTGTGATACTTGATTCAGTAACACCGAGTGTTGAGTATGAGGGTGATAATACAACAACACGATTGATTATATGGGATTTAACCTTTACTGCAAAAGGATATATTTGGCCACCAGTTAAAGAAAGTAAATATATTCGCCAAGCAAATACAAATTTATACATCGAAACAGCTAGTCGAACCTCACAAAAAGTTTATGTAGATTATGCAAATGGTGCTGGTTATTTTGATGATGAAGAAACCATATTTGTTACAACAAACACCAATGGTGATACAAGAGATATTACTGGAGACTTAGCATATTTTAGTAATTCGAATACCGGTATCATCGTGGTAAACAATCTAAATAAACTAATTGAAGCAAATGATATTATTGTGGGTGCAACATCTAACGCAAGTTATAATGTTTCTAGTGTTGATAGCGAACCATTAAAAACAGTAATCATCATTACAACTCCAGATCCAACTTCAGCTAATGCTGAAGATGATTTTGGATTTACTGAAACAATTACAGAATGGCCATTTACATAATGAGTAATTTAGAGAAAAAATTATCTGAAACTTTAAATGTTGAGATTGAAAAAGAAGAAGAACTTAATAATCTTCCTGTTGTCGAATCTAAAAATGAGATAACACCAATTGAACAGGCAGCTAACGAAGATACAGAATTTGCTCGTGATAATATTAAAAATCTAATTAACAAAGGTAGTGTCGCACTTGATAATCTTTTACAGGTGGCTCGTGAATCTGAACACCCTAGAGCATATGAAGTAGCTGCAACAATGATTAAAAATCTATCAGATTCTAATAAAGATTTGTTAGATTTGCAAAAAAAGAAAAAAGATTTATCTCCTAACAATGGTAATATTGTAGGAAATACAAAAAATATGAACATTGACAAGGCGGTTTTTGTAGGATCTACAACAGAACTTGTCAAATTTTTGAAGAACAAACAGGAAGAATAAATACTTCTAAAAGGTATTAATATGGAAACTTTAAGAGAATTGATGAAGAAAGTGTTAGCTGATACATTTGCTATGTATTTGAAAGCCCATAATTATCACTGGAATGTAGAAGGCGCTAACTTTCCTCAATATCACGAATTTTTTGGAAACTTATACGAAGAATTGTATCAAGCTGTCGATGTAGCTGCTGAACAAATACGAGCATTAGATTCTTATGCACCTGGTTCGTTTTCACGCTTTGCCGAACTAACTGATATTGAAGATGAATTGTCTGTACCAATGGGTGTTGAAATGGCAAGACGATTACAGGATGATAACGAAATTGTTTTAGCATCATTAAATATGGCAATCAAGTTAGCTGAACAATTTGATAAACAAGGTCTAATGGACTTTTTAGCAGGAAGAATTGACGCTCATAGCAAACATGGTTGGATGCTTCGTAGTATAGTTAAGAATGTTTAATTATGGAAGGTTATCTTGGTAATGAACGGCTCAAGAGGGTCGGTGTTGAATTAACTTATACAGTTGACCAAGTAGAAGAACTTCTCAAGTGTCAAAATGATCCTGTATATTTTATTAGAAACTATGTAAAAATTGTAAATGTGGACAAAGGTCTGGTGCCTTTTGATATGTGGCCGTTTCAAGAGGAAATGGTCAATTCATTCCACACTAATCGATTTAATATTGCTAAAATGCCACGACAGTGTGGTAAAACAACAACCTCTGTGGGTTATATGCTCTGGTCGGTGTTGTTTAATGAAGAATATACAGTAGGTATTCTTGCTAACAAAGGTTCATTAGCAAGAGAAATTTTAGGTCGAATACAAAAGGCCTATGAATACTTACCTTTATGGTTACAACAAGGCATTGTAGTTTGGAATAAAGGTAATATAGAATTAGAAAATGGTTCTAAGATATTTGCCTATGCAACATCAGCATCTGGTGTTCGAGGCGGTTCTTATAACTTGGTGTTTTTGGACGAATTTGCTTTCGTTCAACACAATATGGCTTTAGACTTTTTCCAGTCAACATATCCTGTGATATCGTCTGGTCAAACAACTAAAGTGATTATTGTTTCAACACCAAATGGATTAAATTTATTTTATAAGATGTGGGTCGATGCTGAAGAAGGCCGATCCGATTATAAACCACTTGAGATTCACTGGTCAGATGTACCAGGTCGTGATGAAAGGTGGAAAGAAGAAACAATACGAAACACGAGTGAAGAACAATTTCGTGTTGAGTTTGAAACAGAGTTTGTAGGTTCTTCTGCTACACTCATTTCAGGAGTGAAGTTAAGAAGTTTGGCATTTAGAAATCCAATCCGTCACGATGATGGGTTGGATATCTATGAAGAACCTAAAGCAGGACATCTGTATATTATGGCTGTTGATTGTGCTGAGGGTGTGAATATGGACTATTCCGCTATCAATGTTGTTGATGTAACACAGACGCCATATAGACAGGTTGCAAAATACCGAAACAATCAGTTACCGTTGATGTTTTATCCAACGATAATTTATAAAATCGGTACAATGTATAATGAGGCATTTGCCTTAATTGAAACAAATAACATAGGTCAACAAGTTGTAGATATTCTACATTATGACCTAGAGTATGAAAACATTTATAAGTTAGACCATCATCATATTAAAGGTCAAACGATTTCGGGTGGATTTAAAAGAAACTCTAACTTTGGTATCAAAACCACGAAATCTGTTAAAAAGATTGGTTGTGCTAACTTAAAAACATTAGTTGAAAATGATAAACTAATTATAAATGATTTTGATACGATTGCTGAATTGAATACTTTTGCTCGTGTAAGAGATAGTTATGCGGCTGAAGAAGGCAATCATGATGATTTAGTGATGGGTTTAGTTCTATTTGGATGGTTAACAGCTCAACAGATGTTCAAGGAAGAAACGGACATTGATGTGAGAAAACAGTTATTAAAAGAACAAAATATGTTAATAGATGAAGAACTAACACCTGTTGGTGTATTTGATGATGGTCGGAAAGAAGAAGTTGAAATCGATTCTGGAGATGTGTGGTCAAACAGTGGCCTGGCAGATAGATATCCACCTTCAACTTTCTAAAAAACTAAATAGAGTATAAATTAAAAAAAAGAATTCGACCCATTTATTAAAGGAGTAAATCCAATGGCATTTCAGCTCTC